TATTTTAAGGATTTTTCAGAGCAAAAGCCAAGTTTAAATCCACCATTTAGTAGTGTTTATTTATGTAAAAATGTGTTGCCAAAACAGATAATTTTTGAAGAAATTAGAAAACAAACTAACGGAGAAATCAAATGAAAAACAGAAATATTGAACATAAAGATGATTGGGAAACTCCTGAATATATATTAAAACCACTTAGAGAAGAGTTTGGAGAAATGTTTGATCCTTGCCCTATTGGAGCAAAGAATGGTTTAAGTATTGATTGGCAAGATATAAACTTTATTAATCCCCCTTATAGTAGAAGTTTGAAAGAGTTGTTCATTAGAAAAGCTCTTGAAGAGAGCAAGAAAGGAAAAATTTGTATTATGTTATTGCCTGTTTCTACTTCAACAAAGATATTTCACGAAGTTATTTATCCTAATGCAGAGATTAGATTTTTGAAAGGGAGAGTTAAATTCAAAGGAGTAAACACAAAAGGCGAGGAAGTTTCCAATAAATGTGGAATGCACGATAGTATGATCGTGATATTTAGAAAACAAACTAACGGAGAAATAAAACAATGATAGATAAAAGTTGGATTTGTATAAAGTTTGAATGGCATAATGTTATCTTAATTTTTACTGAAGGTTGGACTTGGGATGATATAAGATATGCTGATGAATCTTTAACAGCAAAACAAATGATGGGAGAAAACAAATGAAGAAAATAACTAGAAGAAATGGGAATAAAGTTTGGATGAATAGAGGAAAGTTTGATAATGATAATAATCTAATTATTGAAAAGAAAGAAGACAACAATAAAAGAAGAAATAGACCAAACAAATAATGGGAGGATAAAATTGATTAAAGCATTGACTAAAGCAGGTGGGAAATTACCTTCTCAAGATAAGAAAACTTACACAGAGTTAGTTAATGCCCTTATAGCTGATTGGAAAATTAAGAAAACACCTGAACTTATGATGGTTAATCGAATGGTTAGCACTTGGATGAAAATGAGTAGGGTTGAAGAATTAATGAAAGAGTATGACTTGTTTTTTGAAAGGAGAGATGAACACGGTACTTTAATTGGTGTTCAAATGAACCAACTTGCTTTTTACTTAAAATCTTTAGAATCTGATTTTCGTAATTATTACAAGGCATTGACTGCTGGTAAATCGATTGTTACTGAAGAAAAGGACTTTCACGACTTTATCAATATGGCACCTATAAATGAAGAAGACGAAACTGGATCCGATAAAGCTGAAGACTGACCCAATATATTTCATTGAGAATGTGATTGGTCAAACACTTACTTGGTTTCAAAAGGAATGGTTAGAAAAAGTAACTAAACACCACAGGGTTACATTTATGGCGTTTAGAAGTAGTGGTAAGACTAGACAATTGTTTGTTAATTATTTCTTGTGGTGTGCTATTATGAATGATGCACACCAATATCTTATTATTAGTAAGACACTTCCACAAGCTATAGAAGTTTTGAAAGACATACGTCTTACAATCTTAACCAACCCAATGCTTAAAACTCTCGTTCCTAAGAACAGAACTACTTCTTGGTCAAGAACTGAATTAGAACTAAAAAATCATTCACGTATCTTATCCAAAGCTTATAATGAGAATGTTAGAGGATTGCACGTTAATGGTTTGGGTTGTGATGAGATGGGTGAGTATCAAGATCACGCAATTCTTAAAAGTGCAGTTTTACCAACTATTCGAGCAAAGAGAGGTTTCTTCATTGGTGTTGGAACACCAAAGAGTGAGATGGATTTATTGCACGAAATTGAAAGAGATCCAGGGTTTAGTTCGGTTCATTTCGATAGGTACCCTGCAGAGGGTGAGAAGGGTAATTTGTTCGAGACTCGTTATCCAGATACAAAAATTAATCACGTTTCTGGTGCTGTTGAAGTTATGGATGCTGAATCTGGAAAGTTGATAGAATCTTACACTAATCTTAGTTGGTCGCAGGAATTTTTGTTAGTTCCAGTTTCTTTAGAAGATAGGTTGTTTCCTGAACATATGATTCAAGCGTGTCTTGAACATACAGAAGTGATGGTTGAACAACCAAGAAATATGACTCAATACTTTATGGGTGTTGATTTTGCTATGAGTGCTCAAGCAGGAAGCGATTTCACAGTTGTAACTGTTCTGGAGAAGCGCCCAGGAGAAAAGAAACTTCGTATTGTTTGGTTAGAGAGATGGATGGGTTTGGATTACACAATACAAAAACAGAAAATTAAAGAAATAAGTGAAAGGTATCAAGTTATTAAAATTTTAGGTGATGAAGGTAGTTTTGGTAAGACATTCATATATGATTTGAAGGCTGAAGGATTACCAATTGAAGGTTATAAATTTACTTATCAAAGTAGTTCTAAAGAAGAATTGATTAAAGCTTTGCGAGATCAGTTCGAAAAGAAGGGTTTTATTATACCTTATGACAAAAATGATGCGAGAACTCTTAAAATAGTAAATATTTTAATTGACGAGTTAGCTAAATTTGGAATTGTTTATGATTATAAGAAAGGTATTGTTAAATTTGAAGGTACTGGTAAGCACGATGATATGGTTATTAGTTTAGGGTTAGCTAATTTTATTGCAAGACATATCAGTATGGGTTGTTTCAAAGTTATTAAAGGTAGTCAGAAGAAACACGACCCTTTTATTGTTGCAAAGACATAAAAATAAATTAGTTTAAATAAGATAATGACTTTATAGGTTTTATGGTATCTATATTCGAAGCTATAAAACAAAAACTGAGTTCTAGTAAGGATGACAAAGAGAAATTTGGGAAAGCATTAGTTAAGGTACCAAAACACACTTATTCGAAAGAACAAGATACTTGGGATAGGGTGAAAATGTTAACTTGGTTTCAGGCATCTTACAACGAAGTGCCATTGATAAATGCAATAGTTAACAATCACGCTAACCAAGTAGTTCAAGAATTCTATTTTGAAAACAAGAATGAATTACTAGCAGCAGATACTAAAAGAAAAGAAGATGGCGACGCTAAAAAGTTAGAAAGAAAAGATAATTCTGATAAGAAACAGAAAGAAGCTATGAAAATGCAAGAAGCAGATAATGATATTGGTTCTTCTGAAAACACAACAAATTCAAGTGAAGGAAGTAGTATAGAAAAACTTGATACGATGGCTGATGAAACTAACTTATTACAAGTATTTCATCAAATTGAGATTTCTAAGAAAATATTTGGGGATTGTTTTGTTGAAGTAGTAAAGAATGGTGGTGGAGATATTAAGAAATTTAAGGTATTAAATTCTATTTGGATTAATAAGTATAGAAGTAAAGTTGGTAAAACAACAGGCTTTGGACAAATTATAGAAAATAAGAAATTAATTTTATGGGGTTCTACTGGTGATGAAAGAGAAGATAAAAAATTTGCTACAAGACGTAGAGATTTTAAACAAATAGTTCATTTTAGAAACAATGCGATAGGAAGTGAAAAATATGGTAGAAGTATTATAGCACCACTTGTTGAAAGCATAAAATCAAAAGTTGCAATGGAAGCATCAACTGGACAATTAATTAAAAGATATGTAGCACCATTGATTCACGCAACTGTAGGTAATGACGATATGCCAGCTCAAGAAGGAGCAGTAACTAACGTTGCAAACACATTAAAAGATTTACACGCTGAAAGCGAAATAGTAACTTCTCATTTGGTAAAATTAGAGGTTTTAGATTTTGATAGAAAAGGTATGGATATTGAAACACCATTAAATCATATAGACCAACAGATAATAACCGGAGGACAAGTTCCTCCAGTTCTACTCGGAATAAAGGATTCCGATAGTAAAGCAGCAGAAGTTCAACTACGAAACTTTGGACGAACTGTCAAATCAAGCCAACGTGAGCTCAAGATCGAGTTTGAAGACAGTATCATCGTAGGGCAGGAGGTGGGCACTGATGAAGATAAATTGATTTGGGCGAAAGCAGAAGAAAGAGAATGGGAGATTGATGTTGATATAATAAGGGGATTAGTAACTGATGGTGTTATCACACCTCAAAAAGCTAATGATTTGTTACCTCCAAGATTCAAAGAAGAATTACCTGACCCAGTTGAGAAAGCAGAAGAAATGCAAGCAGCGATGGGTGGTGGAGAACCAGGAGCTGAAGGACCAAGACCAACTCAAAAGAAAGATGGTGCAAAAGTAACTGATAATCCTACTGATCCAACTAAAACTACAAAAGACAAAAATGCTGGTGGAAAAAGAACTGATAAAGGTTTCAGAGATAATCCTAAAGCAAAAAAACCAGCACCTAAAAAATGAAGAGATATGCTAAAAAAGATGATTGTTTTGTTTTTAGAAGAAACAATAAGAAAGAAGAACAATATTTTGATATTCCTAAATATGGTGATCACGAGGTAATGGTAAATGATAGTTGAAGATACTTTTGGAAACAAACACATAGTTCCTAATAATTACGATAATGAAGAAATCATAGTTCCTGCAACACAAACAAAAGTTTTTAACGGATTAACACCTAATGATTTGATGACAAAGAATAGACCTACTTGGAATATGGCATCAACAAGAGTTAATGAAAGAAGAGCAGTTACATTAAAAATGAATGGTCCAACCCATAAACCTAATGGATTAAAGATTGGAAGGAGGGAAAAAAATTGGTAGAAATTAGAGAAAATATGTCTTTTGAATTCAAACCTACAGACATTAAATTAAACGAATCAACTGACAAATCAGGCTGGTTACAAATTGGTGGTGTTGCTTTGACAGAAGGAGTAAGTGCAAATAATAATGTTTACAAGGTGGAAAATCTTATGGATAATGATGGCAAGGATTTTAAATGGGTTCTTGGACATCCTGATCACGCAGAGAATCACGTTGTTGGAAAAGGAAGTTTAGCAATGCAAGAAGGCGTATTAAAACACGCTGGTAAAATAAGAAATACGGCAAATCATCCTGATGTCGTTGAGCAAGTTAGAGATGGTTTTTTAGAACCATCTATTCACGCTAAAGCTCGTAAAGTCGTTAGAGAAGATGGGAAGTACTATATTGAAGGACTTTCCATTAACGGAGTGGGTTTAGTTGCCTTCAAAGGCGTAAAAAACGCATCTATTGATTATGCGATTGCTGAGAGTTTTGATAAGTTAGAAGTGAAGGAGTCTTCGGAAGTTGACGACAAAAACAAAGACAAGGAGGCTATTAATATGGCAGAAGAAATAAAACCAGTTGAGCCAGTTGAACCTGTAGCAGCAGAACCTAAAGTGGAAACACCAAAGGAAGAACCTGTAGTAGATGTTCAACCAGCAGCTCAAGAACCTCAAGAATCTGTAAAGAGACTTGATAAAGTAGAAGAAGAACTAAACGCTTTGAAACTTGAAAAGAAACAAGCAATTGTAGAAAGTATTGTAAAATTGAATAAAGGGTTAAAAGCAGAAGAACTCGTAAAAGAGTCCGAAGCACAACTCGATATGAGATTAGAGTACGAACAGAAATTATCAAAAACATCTGAAACTGCAATAGTTGAATCTGAAGTAAGTGACAAAGTAATCGAAGAAGTACAAGAATTAGAAGGTGGAGATGTTAGACTATCCGAATCTGCTTGGAAAAACTTCAATAAGGAACTAAAGGAGAGGGTTAGATAAAAATGGCACAAAATGGATTTGTATTAACTGATGAAGGAAGAACTTTAACAGTTTTAAATGATTCAGGAACTACAGCTATTGATGCAGGTGACCTATGTTACGTTGGAACAGTTGATGATGTATTAACTGGTACAGCAGCGTCAGCAAGAAATGCTTACGGTGGAGCTGAAGATATTAAAGTTAAAAGTATGGTATGTTCAGCAACAGGTTATTTAACAATAGTTGGAATAGCAACAGAAGACATCCCAGCAGATGGTGTAGGAAGTATTGCAATGGAAGGAGTATTCATCCACGCAGTTAATTCAAACACAGAAGCAGGGGCTTGCTTACAAGGAGATGCATCAACATCAAATAAAGTTGATACACTTACAGCAGCGACAACATCAGCTGATATTATTACAACAAGTAATAAAATTGGAAGAGCACTAACAGGCGGTTCAGCAGATGGTAAGTTCATTATCTGGAAACTGGCTTTGTAGGAGGACTGAAGAATGCCAACACAAATATTAAACACAGGAAGTGCTGACTTTGCAAGTTCAACGCAAAATACAGCAACTACAAGCTATTTAATTCCAAGAACACTTTTACCAGAAATATTACAAGCAGTTAGGAAGAAATTAGTTTTAAGAGGATTAGCAGCAAGAGTATTCGGACCAGCTCAAATACCTGGAAGAACACTTGTTTTACCAATACAATCAGAGATAGATGCTAATAATGCACTAGCTGTTGATAGAGTTGGAGAAGGTGGAGAATTCCCATTAACACAATCACAATGGGAAAGTTTAACACTGACACCAGTTAAGTATGGAGCAAGAATTGGGGTATCTAAAGAGATGGATGAAGATGGTATTGCAGATATGATTTCATATCACGCAGAACTAGCTGGATACGAATTTGCAGACAACGAAGAATCATTGATTGTAGCACAGCTTAACACTGGAGCAGCAGCAAGTTCAAACGAAGTCACAAACTCAAATGCAACTCTACCAATAACAGATATTACTGAAGCTATGCAATTTTTAGAAGCAAAGAACTACACACCTACACATATGATTATTGGTGTTGAAGTTGCAAACGACTTGAGAAACATAGATACATTTAATGAGGCTGACAAAACAGGAGCTGGAAGTATATCAACTGGTCAAAACCTAATTGGAAGTATCTTTGGGATCAAAGTTATTGTAAGTAACAATGTTACTTCAACTTTAGCTTATATGATTGACGCAGCTCACGCATTTGTTATTGCTGAGAAGAGACCTCTGACTATAGAGAAATACTCTGACTATGCTAGAGATACAGGCTTTGTTGTAATTTCTCAAAGAATTGCAGTAAGTTATCTTAGAGCAGAAGCGATTGCTGAAATAACAACTGCATAGAGTGGATGTATTTTTTATTTTTTTTTTATTATAATTATTAAATAAACTAAGGAGGTCACACAATGACATTAGGATTAAGGACAGAAAGAACAGGAATGAATAAAGGAATGGGTATGAGTACCCAGTTAGATTCTCAAGCAGCAGCAGCAGTTGCAGTTGCTTATACTGCAACAGGAGCTATTGCAGAAGCAGATAATGTTGTAACAGTTGCAACAAATTTAGCAGCAATGACAATAGCAAAACCAAGAGCTGGACGAATTTTAGTAATAACTGAAGTTGGAGCAGCTGCAGGTGGAATAACAGTAACATTAACATCAGGAACATTTGATGGAACAAATAACATAGCTACATTTAACGCAGCAGCAGAAACACTTGTTTTATTAGGGATTAGTGATAAAAGATTTTTGATATTGAAGAACATTGGTGCAGTTGCTTTAAGTTAAAGGAGGATAGAAGATGGACAAATTAGAAAAAGCTAAAAAGAATTTAGCTGACTTTGGTGATGGAAGTAAGCCTTGGTACAACAAGCACATCGCAATGAAAGCTAAAAAAGTTTTGAAAGAAGCTGAAGAAGTAAAAGAAGTTCCTAAAGTTAAAAAAGCAAAAGTCGTTGAGGGTGACCTTAATGGTGATGGTGTATTTGATAAAAAAGATAAATCTATTGCTGGAAAAACACTTAGGAAAAAATACAAATAAATTAAAACACGGAGATGAATGAAATGACTAAAGACTTTATAGACATAACACCTAAAGGTGTAATTAATGGACAAGGCATTAAAGGATTGAAAAATGTTCAATTTCAAGATAATGAAGTTGAAGCAATATTAAATAATCCAGGAAGACTTACCAAAGAAGGGATTGAAAAAAAGATTGAATTGTGGAAACACTCTAACAATAAGTATGTTGAATTGTATTTTGAAACAATGAAACAGAGATGTAAGGATGTTGCAGAATCTGGTATGTTAGAAGATGGAAGTGTGATCTTATCAAGAGATGGTGAAGGTTTAGCTAAATGGGTTGAACTTCCTTTAAAAGTTAGGAAAGAACAAAAAGAAAGATTAAGAGTTCCAGAAGTAAAACAGGGAAGTAAATCCCCTGTTAAAACTGAAGAACCAAAAGGTGATTAAATATGGCAGCAGGAGATGTAGTGGTAGTAGGTCCAACAACACCAGATAAACTTGATGCTCTTATGGGTTCTCAAGCAGTAGTTGCAGATGATGTAAGTATGTGTAGTGTTGGTGGTGGACAAGTAGTAGTTTTAATAGTTAAAGCAGCATAAAAATGGCTAGACAGATTGGTGGTTATGAAGATAATCTAGATTCTAAAGGGTCTGGATTAAGGGAAGTAACTGTCTCGGAAGTAGGAGATAAAGCAGCGTTAGATGTTAATTTATTATCATCTGATATGACTGTAACTAATGAAGTTAAAGTTGCAGAAGACCTATCTGAACTTAGTCTTCTTAGTGAGATAGTTAAGCAATTAAAGATTACAAATATGCACTTGTCTAAGATGAGTGATGAACAAATACAGAAGGAGGAAGTAGAATAATGGTAGATACAATTAAAGATGGTACAGGTAGAGGTTATTTAGCTGGTGTTAATAAGGCTAATAGGATTGATTCAAGTTGTTCAACAATGCCTAGAACTTATTATGAGAGTAGAGATAGGGAAGCAGCGTTTGGAGTATCAACTCCTTATCTTACACTTACAACAACTGGTGGTAGAGTATTGTATGTTAAGAATACTAGTTCAACAAAGAATATGGTTATTACTGATGTGAGAGTTAATTGGAATGGTGGAAGCACAAGTCATAATGTGGCTATGAAAGGAAGTATTTGGTTTGCTAGTTCAGCACCAACAGGTAACAATACTGTGGGAGCAGTAGGTAATCTTAATCGTTCAAGCAATAATACTTTTGATTTAGATGTAGTTTATTGGGATGAAGTTGGTGATGGTATGACTATTGCCGGTGGAGCAAGTGCATTAAACACAATTCTAGGGCAAGGAAGTAAATTGTTTCCAGTAAACGGAGCAATAATGTTAGGAGCGAATGATACTATATCGTTTAATTTAGTTCCAGAAGAAGTAGGTGAAGCATCAATACAAATGCTTGGCTTTATGGAGGACAGATAAGATGGGATTTATAATTGAAGGTGGAAGAGGAAATGGTTATTCAGCTGGAGTTAATGATGAGAATCAATTATTGACAAGAGCAATTACTGAAAGTGTTGAACATCACGTTAATAAAAGTGAAGGAGAAGCATATAGTATACCAATGCAAGTATCTGCTGATGCGACTGATGATTGTGTGTTTTATTTAAAGAACACTTCAGATGATGCTATAACTATTGAAGGTTTAACTTTTGCAGTTCATACAGCGACAGC